CCTCGATGGGGCCCGACATCAGTTGGGCGCCGCTTCTGAACTGGACAAGAAGCGCGACGCCAACCTTACCGCAGCCAGTCGATATGTTAGCTCAGCTCTAGTTTATATATCATCAGCCAGCGAGCTTAACAAGAAGAGGCTGTCACTCTTAACCACCGCTCAGCACTATATCGCCACTACTCAACCCTTTATCTCTGAAGCTCGCCGCCACCAGGCTAGTTCGACCCAATATATAAGCCTTTCCAAAGCTTTCACCACAAGGGCTAGTGTTAGGCTTGGTTCTTTCCGTGGTGACCTTAAAAGAATAAACCGCACTAACAAAGTTAGAGTCGGCAGTTTCTATAAGCCGGAGGAGGAATTATGAGCAACAGTAAAGTTGAAGAAGGTTTACCCAAGACTAAAGAGGGCTTGCCCAAGGAGGCTTTCGCCATCGTGGGAGACCCTGATGACCCCGAGACCTGGAAGCTGCCCCATCACACCAAAGCTATCTTCCGAGCGAGCAAGGGTAGGCTGGATATTGAGAATACTGTAGATTGGGATAGGATGCCAGCGGCGGTAGCTGCCCTCAGCCCAGGGGGATACCGAGGCGAGAGAGTCCAGGCTAGTCCCGAAGATATACTCAAGGCCGCCAAGCACCTGGCAGCTCACTATCTTAAAGCCGATAAGCCTTTACCCGATACCCTGGCAGCCCTGGTCTGAATAAGAAGCTAAGAAGCTAATAGGCGAAGATGCGAAGAAGCTAAGAAGCTGTCAGCCAGAAAGCTGAATGCTGAAAGCTATAAGCTTTAACGCTGAATGCTGGAAGAGGGAGATTGGAGAATGCTAATAATCTTAACGCAAAACAAGTTACATAAACTGCTTATGCAGGAATTTCAAAAAGGCTTAGGGCTCGGCTATCAGCTCGGCTGGAAGTATAAAGGTATGGACATAACTAACCGGGGCTTTATTATAAGCTCAAAGGTCGATAATGAAATAGAGAAGCTATTGAGAGATAAGGGCTTATAGCTTTGGGCTTAAGGAAGGAGTTAGATTAAATGACAATAAGAATAGATGATGCTATTGATGTTCTAAATGGCTTCCGTCGTGCTTATATTAATTACCTTTCCCAGAGTCAGATGGACACCCTTCATTTAGCCATTGCTACTTTGAAGCAAATCAAGTTGTGGCGTAATGGTGAGGTTGTCGACCTTAGGCACCTACCGGGTGAGAAGCAGGATTAAAGTAAGGAGACAGTATGAAGAAGGAAGAAACTCTATCTGAGGGCGTAGCTAATATAGTCAGAAGCCTTACCCGACCCGCTCTATCCTTCTTTGGCTTAGTTAGCTGGGTTATGCTCTTTGTCAATGGCTATAATATACCACCCGAATTTACCTGGCTGGTGTTTGGAATGCTCGTCTATTGGTTTGGGGACAGAACCTATTTTAAGAAGAAGGAACTGGAGAAAAAGGAGTAATGGAAGTTTGGCAAATCGTTTTGCTTGCCGTCACCTGGTGGCTCTGGCTACCACTTGTCATTGTGGTAGTGGCTGGCTCATTAGCCATATTAGGGTCTTTCCTAACCAGATTGATGTGTTGGGATTAGCCAGGCAGCTAAGAAGCTAAGAGGCTAAGATGCGAAGAAGCTATAAGCCAGAAAGCTGAATGCTGAAAGCTATAAGCTTTAACGCTGAAAGCTATAATAACAGCTATGTTCTGTTTCTCCAAAAAAATTTAGTGAGGCTATAAAGCAATGAGAACTCTATCAGCAACCCTTCTAGCTGAACAGAAAGTTGCTACCCGAACGCCCTATGTCAAGGTCGAAGCCAAGAACCTGAGCAACGGAGTCGTCCGCCTTGACTGGACACGCCTCTATACCGGCGCCGAATCCGACTACTTCCACGCCGTTACTATGCCTGGCGATGGCTCACTAATCAGAGCCCGCATAACCCTACCCGCCGACTCCAGGAAGCTATATCGTCAGCGGGTGGCTAACCCCGGTCCCGCATCCGACTACTCCGCCTGGACTTATACAAATCAGTATAACGCCGTGGCTGTGGCTGCCGCTTCACTAGGGGCGGAGGTAAGCATATTCTGGATAGACTCCAGTAGAAAAATCCAGCGTATCAAGAGCACTGACAATGGCGCTAACTGGGGAGCGGCTGAGCTGATTGACTATTCCCCGTCAACTGCTATCTACGGCTTGGCTGCTGCCTACAAGCCTAATGGCGATTTAGCTATCTTCTTTGCTGACCAGGCGACCCTCTATGTTATGAAGCGGTTGGGTGGCGCTTGGGATGCTGGTGGCACTGCCTGGGATAAGACTACTGGTGACCTGAGCGGTGTGGCTACTGTCTATAGCTCCGACTGGAATTTACTTCTCACTGGTAAGGATTCCGATGGTAACTATAAGCTCTGGTCTTTCATTTATGGTGATGGTGGCGATGTCGCTGCCGGCACCTGGTCAGCGTTAAAGGAGTTTGCCTCAGCCGCATCAGCCGAGGGCTTTCAATATAAACAAGCCTTCATGGCTAAGCCCGATGTTTATCGTGCCCTCTATGTTGAGAAGTTTACAGGTGTCGAAGCCTACAACCGCCCCTTCTGGTCGCACTCTATTCCCGCTACTACATACTTAAGCAATCTATGGCGTGAGCCAGTGCCATTCAACCTGTCCTCAGAATACGGATTAGCCATAGCCCATTATGGCGATTATTGCTGGCTATCAAGCCCTAATGGAGTATGGCGAGCCTCTTTAGTCACTAACACCCTTGACTTGACCGCCGATGTCCTTTCAGCCAGGGTAGAGCAAACACCCGAGCTGGGGACTCTTGAAGTTGAGCTAAGGAACGATAACGGACAATATGCCACCCTGCCATCACCACTAGCTCTTGGCTGTCAGCTCGACTTCAGCCCTGGCTATGTCACTTCAGTCGATAATGAGGTTAGCTCCGGTCAGAGCTTCATTCTCGAAGCGTATGAGTATATCAGCGCTGGTGGTAAATCTATGCTGGCACTCCAGGCTTATGATGCCTGGCAGGCTATAAGTCTCTGGCGAGCCCGCCATCAGTTCCGATGGAATAAAGCATCCAACGAGCTGTCACTAAAAGGAATCCTTGAGTTCGTTCTGGCTCGGGTAGGGCTACATCTTGTGGTTGTCTCCGAGTCAACCACTATCACTAGCACTTATCACGAGTTCACCATTAACCCTAATAATCGTGGGCTTACCGTTATCAGGAAGCTACTGTCCTTCGTTCCCGATGTCATCTTTATTGAAGGTAATAAAGCCTACCTGGTAAATCCTTTAGGAACAGACGCCTCCGCTTATAGCTATGCCATCCCCTATACCACCGAGCATCTAATCATCGAGGGCAGATACCGGGTCTCTGCCTGGGAGACTAACCGAATTCAGGTCGAAGGGCTTGCCGCCGACGATTCCCTTATCCTGACCGATATCTTTTCCTGGGACGAACTTAACAAGCTCTACGACAGGTTCAGGCAGCTTTACACTACTAATTTGAATACCCTTGCCAAAGCCCAGGCTCAGGGACAAGCCTACCTGCGAGAAGCCGAGATTGAGTCAGTTAGTGGATTTATCCGGGTGCCAGTTAATTGCGGTCAGCAGCTATATGATGTAATTGACATAACTGATAGTCGGGCTGGTCTCACCGCCCAGAAGAAGAGGGTGCTAGAGCTAATCCTGGTTTATCAGCCAAGCCGTGGTCTGTATGAGCACCGATTGTCGCTGGGGGCAGTGTAGGCAAGCTTGAAGGGGCGCAGCTCACCAGAGGCGACTCTGTCGACCCCTACAATAACTACAACTCTCCCCAATAAGGGGAAGGACCCTAAAGGGAGTCTTAGAGGGACGAAATCCCTCTAACTTAACCAATATCCCCTTTCCCTTAACAAGGGAAAGGGGATAAAGGGGATAGGGTTATTAAAAATATCTAAAGGAGGCTATGTGGCAATAAACTTAAGGAAAGCGGTGCTTAAGAGTTTTAACTCTGGTGATTACACGGCTGCTATCCAGCTCACTGGCAGCTACAAGGTTTACCTGGAAGGTATTGCTGTGGCTAGAAATTTGCCAGCGGCAGAAATGGCTCTGGACAGGAAGGTAGCCGTTATATTTTTTGATGAGCATAACCCCAAAGAAGCAGTAGTGGTCGCCGTTTACACTTAGGTTGTGGTGTAATGAAATTTCACTACGGGTTTTGCTACTAAGGAAGTATGAAATCTTTTACTACTCAGCCAAACCCCAAAGTGCAAGCCCATATTATCGGATAAGGAGTAACTCGTCGCTGTCTAAATTCATTGCCAGTCTATATCACACAGGGGGGGGTGGCTAGATGTGCGGTGAGATGAAGAGTGTCTTAAGGAGAACGGGGGGTCAAACGAGCGAGAGACGCTCATGGACTAAGCAGGGGGCAGGCACATAGAGAGACCCAGCGAGAGAACGAAGGGATGAGGTGGTGCATGAGGGGGGGG